AGTCTTTCATTTTTTCTTCGCAGTTTTGGCAGATTGTTTAAATGCTTTTGCTGTTGGTGCTCCTTTAGTGCCTGGCTTTCTCATTGTCTCACCAGACCCCTCTTCAATTCGCTTTCTTTTGGCGTGAATATTTGCGTATAATCCCTTCTTCATATTACTTAGGTCCAAATGATTCTAAATCAAATCCATCTAACGAGTCTTCAGTACTCTCAAAACTTTTTGCAGGTAATTGCTTTTGTCTTTGTTCAATAAGTTCAGACTGACGAGTCGCTTGTAAATCAACACGTTTGTCCTTAGCTTTTTCCTTGTTAGTCTCTCTATCTTGAAGACTTTTTGCATCGATACCTTTTAACTGTAGATTATACTGGAATTCAATATCCATTAACTGACGCTTAAGTTCAGCTTCTAATTTCATCTTCTCCATTTCAGCAGCAATCTCAGCCTGTTTAACTTGAGAATTAACCTGAGCTTCAATTTGCACTTTTTGCATTGCAGCTTCAGCAGCAGCTTGTTGAGACATAGCATTATTGTTTGCTTGCATCTGAGATACTTGGTCTTCTCTCTTTTGCATAGCTGCAAGTTTTCTCTTTCGCTTGACTTTCAGCAACTCATTTGCTAACTTGATATTCTTAATGTTTCTTATATCAATAGCATCTTCAAGATCTATAGAATCTCTTTGTAATGCTATCTGTATATTTCTTTCAAGCATATCCTTCTCATCTTCATCAGGATCAAGCTCTATGAATATACCAAAATCATGTATGTATAAGTCTTTTATCTCTCGTAATATAGATATGTTATACTTGCCTATCTGCATAGCAAATTGCTCCTTATATGGAGAGTACTCAAGTATGTCAGATATCCTCACAGTTACACATTCTGCTAATTTCTTAACCATGGATAGACCTGCTTCTAGTACGTGTCTTGTAGCAGTATTGCTGTTTAATGCAGCTAATTTCTGTAATCCAACAAGTGCGTCAGGACTAGGCATAGATCCATCTCTAGCCTCATTTAGACCTGTCACATCTCTAATCATATTTAGATAGTGATTATAACTTCCAATAAGAGCTGCTATCTTAGATTGACCAGAATTAGTAGCTAATTCCTGTATAGGAACACGAGCATTATTAAACTCTCCTTCTCCAGTATATGATCTACCAATAACAGAACCTGTCTGGAAATACAATCTCAATGCATCTTCAGGATTATATGCTCCACCATTTCCTAAGTCTACCTCGTTAAGACCATCTGCATCAATGAATACACCATCTGGAACAACTCTAGATTGTATTTGTTGTAACTTTAAATGTATCAATTGTATTTGGTCAGCAAATGGAACCATTCTCTTAACTAGAGAATCAATCTGACCTTTATACATTCTAGGAGCAAATAATACATAGTTAGGAAGTGCTTTATTACTAGCAGACTTAGGTCTAACCATATTCTTGCACATCTCCCACTTCAACAATATATTACTACCTGCAACTAGAACTCCCTCATACCAAACCTCTTTTGATATATCTAGTCTTTCAAAGTATTCGCTATCATCAGGATTAAAAGTATCATCCTTTCGTATTATTCTCTCTCCACCATTATCTAACTTCTTCTTTTTATACACAAACTTTTTGTCTGTCTTATAATTAAAGTATAATAGTGTAACCAATTCATCTGAGAATATATCGTCTTGATATTTATAAATTACAGGGAAAGCATTATACCAAGCAGAACCTTGGTCCTTTATTTCCTTTAATTCTTCATCTGTGATGTCTGGTTTTATCTTGCGTAACTCAGTATAGTGTACTTGCTTTATTTCTGCAAAATAGTAGCAATCTGAAAAGTCTGGCTTCTCAGTATAACTCCATATCATATTTGCAGGATCAACATATTCAATTGATACACCTTTTCCTTTTACAAACTCATGCTTTACAGCAGCTATACCTATCTCTGTTTGGTCCTTATCTACCATCTTTTTAATGGTAGGAAAGTCATTCATGTTTAATACAGTACTTATAGCCGTTTCCTCTGCAATTTCAATAGCAGGCTTATACTTTAAATTCATGTATAAGTCTAACTCTTCATCGCTTTCAGGTAGTTCTTCAGGTTCTACATTGAATGCATTAATGCCAAGATTATTTTTTGCCTTAAGCAATAAATCTTTTGAAAGCATATCTGCCTGAACCATATTTTGGAACGCATTCTTTTTTTCAGCAGACATTGCGTCCTGAGCTTCAGCTTTTATTTTATAAAGCCTATCAGCCATTCCGTTAACAACGATATCAACAAACTTAGGTATAATTGGAACAATCTCCCAGTTTAGATTTAAATAAGATAAATCTCCATCAATAGATAATTCGTTCTTGTATTTCTGAATTGGCTGTTCTCCCCTAGCATACAATCTAAGTCTATGGAAATGTCCATATTGGTCATAATACCTACAACTTCCTCCTTTACGCTTGAACCACTCTGACTCAAGAGCTTTTGCCACTCTTAGTCCGTATTCAGGACTCTGCTTTTGTGCATCAGTTGCCAACTGATCAGGGAATGCAGAACTATTTATTATAATACTTGGTTTATCCATTTATCGAATTATCTGACTGCTAGAACCTCTGTTGTCATATCTCGCAAAGTTAATCATTATTTTCGACTTCTTTGACTCTGTTTTGAACATATGCTTTCTAGTAGCCATTATTGCAAGACCTGAACTTATGGAGGCATCAAACTTAGTTCTATTATTTATATCATACTTAGCCCAATCTTCTAAAGTTCTAATAAAGTACATATTGCCAATTTCCTCTGGATCTCTATATGTACCTTCTGAATCAAAGCCAACATATTGTTCTATATATGACTCAATACAAGATGCGTGTGTTTGTTTAATATCTTCCGAAGTATTTGGTATACCTCCAATCTCTAACTCAGTCTTGCTTAATTGACTGTAGTTTCTATCAGGTCTATTCATTGAATAACCTCTATACCCCCTATTCTTAAAGTGGTATAGCATCCTAGCCTTATTGTTCTCAGCTAATATAGGCATACCATAAAAGACACAAGCCTTTAATACCTCTTCAAAAAATATATCTGCTGTCTGAGGTCTAGCTACATACTCCAAAAAGAATGTATTTGAAGGGGCATCAGGATCTAAAGACGTTCCAGTAAGTCCATGCAGTGCTCCATTAGAACCACCTCCGCCAACTACACCAGATATATCATATGGGTCACATCCAAAAGCTCCTAGCTCCTCATTTCCAGGATATCTTTTGCCGTTCTTCATTATAAACTTATTCCTAAGTCTATCAGGTGGAAGCCATGAGATTAAAAATCTTCCGTTCTTATCTGGAGTCCATACTACTTCAGTATCAATTCTACCATCTTTCCAATGAAAAGAACCTCTAGTCAATACCCTGTCTTTTATTAGCGAATCGTTATAATCTATTTGCTGATATATCTTTGTTAAGTTAAATAAAGATTGCTTAGACTCATCTCTAAATGCATGAGACTCAGTCCTAGGGTACTGTCTATAAAATTCATTTAATGCATCTGAATCTGACTTTAAAGCGTCTACCTCATTCTGCCAATAAGTAACAGCACCTACTCTTATTAATCTGCCATCAATACCAACTACAGGCTTTATAGGATCATCTATAACAGCATGACCATATTCATCTAAAAATCCTTCCATGTTATATTCCATTGGAATAAACAGTGAATACAATCCACTCTTTGTCTGACCGTTGGCATTTCTTTTTGATGGAATAGAATCATAATATAGATCCTTAAAATTCTGACCTCCTTTAGCTAATGCATTTACGGTAGACCCCATCATACACTTGCCTATTATTCTGCTACCAAGACGTAAACATGTTTTTCTTACTCTCCATCCATTAAGTATATTGTTTGGCTTTTCTAATTTCCCTGCTTCATCTTCTACAAGCATCAATAACTTTTGACCATCGTATGAGTTGTCAGCTGTGTTAAGCCAGTCTATTGTTGTGTCAAGACCAACTATGTTGTCATCATCGACATCTGACATGTTCTTTTTAGTGATCTTTTTGGCAGG